CTGATTTCTCTTCATCACCACTATCTGAATCTTTATCCGGCTCATCTCCACTATCTCTATCAAAATCACCACCGCCTAATTTTTGTCCTGAAGGTTCTTCTTTATCGTCACCATCATCTTTCATTTTATCATAGGCTTGTTTAGCAGGATGGTCTGCTGGCATAGTCTTAGCAGAACCTGCTTTCATTTCTGCAGACTCGCCATCTTTATCTTTATACTTAATTACTTTTTCATCATCTACTTCAATGAGTAAAGCGCGAGCTATTTTTTTATAATCTTCTAAGATTTTCATTTTATTTTCTCCCCATAAAATCGTACTCTTCGCTATCATACGCTTCTTCAAATTCTTTAACATATTCTTTCGCAACTGCTTTTTTATCTGCACGTGAAAAAGTATCTCTATCACCACCAAAATCTGATATGTATTTCTTAACACCGTCGTTTACTAAATACATAAAAGCACGTTCAGCAAGACTTGCTTTGTATTTGTCTTTCATCATCTTATTACTAAGATTTCTCATAATTGGTAAAAATCTCTGTCTATATAAACGAGAATCGTTATCAATAAAAAGTTTTAATTCACGTTGTTCAATCTTACCTTCTTTTATAATACCAAAGGCTTCAGCCATTATTTTTTTATATGTACTCACGCGCTTAACTCTCCGACTCTTTTTGCCATCCTAATTAATTTTTCTTGTATCTTTGGAAAACTATTCTTAGCATATTTATAATATGTTCTTGAATCCATTCCTTGTTCGTTCTTTAACTTGATAGCGTGTTTTAAATTTCTCTCAAGATTCTGTAGACTATCACGAACTTCTCTTACACTATGCCAAATCTTTTGTTTAGGTGTACGAGTCTCATCATTACGATATTCGTGATAACGACCTTCATTTAGTGAAGCCTCATCTAACTTGCCAACTAACTTCATATGAAGTCTTTTGATTAAATCTTTTTTCTTTTTCTTGTTTTTAGCAAGACCACCTGAAAAGGCGTAAGGAGTTTGATAACCAGGCACGTTGGCAGTAGTAGATGCTTCGTGCATCTCACGAAGAATCTCTTTTATGATTTCAATTAGTTCGTTACGACTTATTGACTGCTTCATTGATTTCATCCAAAAGACTATAGAACCTCATCATAGTGATAAGTTGTTCTTCGTTAACAACGTTTCCTTTGTTTAACTTTTTTAGAACATTCAAACATTCTTTTAGTTTGATAGATACCACTTTGTCATCAATCTTTGGATGAATTTTTAAGATTTCATTTTTGAGTTTTGTAATTTCTTCAGCCATAAAATCTTTTAAAGTACTTGTGTTAGATATGTTATTAATGTATGTTTTTAACAAATCACGTTGTGACTCATTGAGTTTGGAGTATTTTTGATTGAACTTATCTACAAGTATTTTATAAGATAACAATCTCAAGTCTTTTGATTCTTTTTCAAATTTTTCGACTACAGATTGTTTATTAGATTTAGGAGAATCTTTTTCTTTGAGATTTTCCATAACGACAAAGCGTATTTCTGTTTCTTCGAAAGGGTTGGAGTTATGTTGAATTTCGAATAGTTTATAAACAGAAGCAATATCTTTATAATTTGAAATTCTTGTTCTAAAAAAATCTTTTAATTCATACTTTTCAGTAATCTTTTTTACTAAGTTATACTTAGCTCTACGCATATCACTATAATTTAATTTTTTTCTTTCACGTAGTACTGAATCTAATAAATAATTTATTTTATTTTCATTCTTTAACTTCTTAGACGTTAATGCTTTATAAAGAACTAACTCCTTGCCTAATATAGTAGTAGGCTTGAAAAATTCTTTTACAATGCCTAAGGCGGGTGAAGGTTCTACATTTGACAATACGTCTGAGGTTATCTGCCTTGTCAAACACTCATATAAAAATGCTGTGTTTTTTATTTTATTATGTTTTATCATTTTAACTCCAACTCTTCCAAGTCATATATAAATATGTCCTAATTAAAAATTATTTTTCTGAGTTTAATTCTTCTTTGTAATTTTTTGATAAATCGTCTGTTTCAGAAAGAATTTTCCTCGAATTTTTATCCATTGACTTCATTAAACCATCATAATGTGCTAAAGCTAACGGCCCGTTCTTAAAAGTATGTTTAATTTTGTTATCTTTTTCATAACTTGTACTTAAATCGTGTGAACCCATCGGGTCACGACCACGTGCTGAACCATCTTTACTATACTTCGGACCTTCTTTAGGTCTTCCCATTACACCATTTAATTCTTTTCCACTTCTACCTATCGCATCATCATTAGTTTCTGTTTGGTCAGGTTCTTTTGCCGGGTCACTACCCTCTGATTCAATAGTAGATTTT